AACAAATTGTCAGTAAGGCCAAGAGTGGAGGGAGCCACAACTGCAGAAGCTCCATCCCACGGAACAAAAGAAATGAGTAAACGTCCTGAATGAAATTCTGTTTTTGGTATTTTAAAATTATACTTAATTCCGCCCCGGTATGCCCCAAACATCTGCGCAATGTAGTCACAGGGGGGCCAAACAGCGCCCTTCCCAACAGCTATATGATTGGTTCCAATGCCAACGGAAAGAGTAGTGAGCAGGGTTCCACTGGAAGCTGAATTTGGCCAGTTGACAGTGGATATCCATGCAGGATGGGAAGCAATGTATCCCATGGACATCTCATCAACCTCGATCCTGTCTCTTCCCGTCGACTTTGGCACCTCATTTACAATCAGGTTTGACAACTTGTGACCAGTGAACACATGGTCAGAATTAGCCATGCCTGGCTGAGCACGACGCACAATTGTTTTAGGAGGGTCCAGGGTAATGGGCTTACTGTAGCCCCAAATCTTGGCAGCAGACCCAGCAGTGTCTGCCAACCACGAAATTGCAGAGGTATATGTAGAAACCAATGGCACGGAACCGAATAAGGATGCAGTCTTGGATATCTTGGCGGCAGCCCCAGAGATGGGACCAACTCCGCCTGCATTTTGTTCCAGCCTGATATTGGCCCGTGACTGAAGAACAATGTTCCCTGAGGTAACAATATTAGTCAGACGAGCCCAAACGGTATACTGCGCGGTGGTGACTCCTGAGCCTGCCTTGAGAGGATCGTAGGGCATCAGATATGCCCGAGCGATCTGATGGCGGTAGACATCAGAAGCATTTGTGAGTGTATAATTAGCCGCGGAAATATAAGGAATGGTAATAGTGACGGTGGTTTGTGTGGCAAGATCAAGCTCCACAAAGTTTGCACTCGTGGAAGCCGTCAAATTTGCAACATGGGCATTTGTCAATTGCTCAACATTTGCCGAATTCTTAATGCCACCAAAGTAGACAACCCGGATAAAATAACGGCCCTGTTGGAACCTAGTAGCGTTGACCTTAAGGGTCAGCTCAACATCGGCCCGGAACATCAGGATACCGTCAAGTTTGGTAAGTTGCTTGGCTGAGGCAAGCAAGGCATTGGGCAAAACCCAAGAAGCGATCTCAGCATTCGGAGTGTCACTAGTCTGCAAAACCCCTGTGGACAATATGGTCGGCTTACTTAAAAAGTCTTTCAGCGTATCCACTCCTCCAGTATGGGTTGCCTCATAAATGGAAGATATCATTGAGATTTGATTTTGGGTGTCACCATGTGCAGACGTTTCATCAGCAATAATAGTGGTGACTTCTTTGGAAACGGACGGTTCAGACGAAAAAGGTGTTTGGATGTTTGTTTCGGTGAGTGTGGTAATTCGTCAGAGTTTCAACTCATAAGCTCTGATATAGTGAGGTGCTCTAGATATTGTGGGGTTGCCACAGCGCATCTTAAGCAGTAATGCTAAATAGCAAACGCTCTCCCGGCCGCGAACACACAGGGAATTTAGGCTCACAATTGATTTCCCCTTAGTGACAGGCAAGACACCGACGGCACGCTAACCCTGTGCAAGGATTGTGGAATACCCACAAAATACCAACTTTCGCATGGATGCGTTGGAGTTTTAAGCCTTCCAAAAGGCATTGAACACGGTTTCCTAAACTTCGACGAGTTGGGCTCCGAACGAAGAAGAAAACGCTGAGGCACGGTTTGGAAATGGGCAGACCCATCCGTACTCAGCATACATTCTTTCCCAAAGCGGGATCAGACGATTCCATTGTTCATCGTCATGGTAAGAAAGATAACGGACAGCTGTCTCAACATTGGCAATAGCCTGGCTTATGGAAGGCACCAGGTCTTTGCCTTCGCCACGGGTCCAAAGAGGCAATTCTTCGATGACATCAATCCTGAGCGGGGCAACATAAAGACCAACCAGAGGCTCGAATCTAGCAAAACGCTTCAAAAGAGTGGTCTTTTCAAATGGTCTGAAATCATCATTTATACCGTTTTTCTCGTCATTCGTGTAAACATGACCAAAATCAGCATATCCGTTAGCACATATGGTCTCAGAAAGATGCTGTTTAGCCTCAGGAGAACAAGATGCACGGTTGTCATCGCCCAACACTCTCACAATAAAATTGGTAAAGTACCAGGGCCAAAATCCCAATTTGAATCCAGTGGACTTCCAAACTGAGTAAGAAAAATAACCTTTATTGAGCACAGAGTTGATAATGGTCGTAAGCGGGTGACCCGACGGCAACGAACCAATCCATCGATGCACAGTGCTGCCTCGAATATGGTAGGTACAGGACAAGCTTTCAGTATACGTCAATAACATCCTGCGAACCTCATCAGGCGCTCCTGGGTTCCTTTGCAGAATGAATTCAACGATGCACTCAAGAACAATCCTCAAAGCGTCACGAGAATGTCTTGTATCATATGCGCTAAGGTCGCCAGCGGTATGGAGATCTTGTCCAGCTGCCATGGTCAAATGCATCTGGGTTATGTAGTGGGCGTCCATTCCTTCCTGGTTAGTCATTTCAACCCCGTTCGACAAGGGATTATCCATGATCCAACGGATGAAATTTCCGAAGAGCATTTTCGTAGTCAGAACACCTGCATTAGGTGCAGCTGAAACGAGCCTGACCTTGCCCTGTTCCACTTTCTCCTTAGGAAGGAGTTCAGCCTTTGTCACGTCTGTGTACACGTGCATTGGCACGACTCCTTTGGCCAACATCTCAAGCCACTCATCAACTTCTTCGACGGTGACATCAGTCATGTCTCCAAATTCAAACTCGCCATCGACATACCTACCCATCAACTTATGCTTAGTGTTCCCAAGACAATTGTGCGGAAAACCAGCAGAGGTAGACAAGTCAACACCCTTGAGCGTTGTTCCAGCCTCACCCTTGATAGCCTGTTCAAGCGTGATAAAACCAGTGTGCATGGCATGTTCCTGGACAAGTTCCCAGTGCTTGAGGGTTTCACGAATGCAGGTTCTGAGCTTTTCCTGGAGGTCTTTAGACAACGGTTTGGTCTTGTTGTACTTAGCCGAGATCTTGTAGTATGCCTCAGGGTCATTGACAGGGGCAGGAGCTTGACGTGCCTCAGTGGCAACATATTCGCTGGGTACGCGAACATCAGTGACCCTAGTCTCAAACCTATGCCTGAGTGGGGCCTCACCGATGATGTCTCTCTGTCCAGGATCTTTGGTCTTTGGGACTCCACGAAGGATTGCAAGAGCATCCTCAATCGTGGTCTTGGTCACAGCACATGCATAGACTGGTCCAAAGCCATTGTTTCCCATTGCATGGAACCCAATGAACTTGCCGCTCTGACCCATGTCATTCGAAGTGGTCCAGTAAAGTGAGCCACAGTCACCAACCTCGGAGTTCATTTCTGTTCTCCAAAGCTGGCGATAAAACCTCATGGACCCATCTTCTTCTTGTATGTGCCTGCCATTGATGATCTTAGCAGTACTATTGAATTGGGGACCAGAGTAGGAGTTCAGTAGAGCTGCAACCCCACAGTGCACGGACCTTGAATTGATCTTGTCAAGAACAAACTTGTCCTCAGCCCAATGGGGAAGAATCGAGCGGCTCTCAGGAGCTTCAGAGGCGCGGAAAAAGATCACATCGCCAGCCTCGTCCTTAATGCCAGCCCTAAGCTCAGCTAAGCTAATCTTAAAAGGGGCCACGTCACGATGACGATTCTTTGCGACGATAAAGCCATCTTCAATTCCTTGGTCCTTAGCAGACTTGAGCAAAATCCCAAGGGCATGATGATTGATGAAGAAATCTCTCTCACCCAACGCCACGATATTTTGGAATTGGACACCAGAGGCATAGACCTCAAAAACGTGGTATTTGGCCTTTTCAAGGGCTACTGAGAGTGACTCAGACGATTGCATCTTCACATTTGGGGTGCCTTGAGTATGAGCAGACTCGAGCTTAACCCGAATCTTCTTTGCCTTAGCACTCCTTTGCTTTGCTCTGAGGGCCTTCATGTCAACGTAAGTCTTACCTTGGACTTCGGAATTGTCCAAAACGACATTGGTCTTTTCTTCTTCAGGAGCACCCATAAACCACTGAATAGCGGCGTACGTGACACAGAATGAAACAACTGCCGTGGCTATGTCCATAATAGTGTCTTTGGTCAACGAAGTAAGAAGACCTGTCATGGTTTCGATGTACCTCTTGTGCGGGGCTTCGAACCTTGTCACACTGTCGTCAGAAAAGTTGTCAATGCTACACTTAGGATCGTGCAAAACATTGTAAAGGCCTCTGTAGTCCTTGTTCTCAATGCGGCTATCCCAATTCCTCATTGTGAGGTTTGCTGGGAGCCCAAGTCTGAGGCCCAGCAGCATATAACGATTCTGCAGGATCTCTTGCAAAACCATGCTGTCATCCATGAGAGCTGAGAATTGTTCAAAGTTCATGTTAAAACACAATCTTTCAATCTCACTATCACTTGTGATGTCGATATTGGGAGTCATGGTTCCGGGCACAAACAGTGGTTCAAGAACCACGTCGGGCTTAGCCTGAGTGCCAATAGACTGGAGTCTCTTAAGAATCGAGAACTCATCTTCTCCAACTTCAAACTTGGTAACATTCATGGTCTTGAGAACCTTAGTCCTCGTGAAATCTGAGTCTTTCTGTATGACTTTACGAAGAACAGCCATCTTCCTGACCTGCATCTCCCGACGAATAATTGTCAAATTGACAACCTCATCAAGAGTGAGCAAGTCGTATTTGGGGTCGACGACAAAATTGTTCGACTCGTCAACAACCCAGATTTGAAATCTCCAGAAATCTGTGTTCAGCGGCATTCCCTTCTCGGGCCCTTTGCCAGGACCTTTCCAAATGAGCTTGAAGAGGTAAAGGCGACGTGCAACAGCTTTGGGATGATTGGCTGAATCTCCGCGAACCGAAGACTCGTTGGTTCCAGCAGTCACCCAATCGGGCCTGAGGTCCATATAGCCCTTCTTTTCAAAGGCCATATCAGGTGAGTACTGCTGGCAAGAAATCACATCGATGAGCTCAGTTTCATGAGCAGCTCCGGTGACATCCGAGTTACCAGCCAAGTAGTCAGGGTAATAGATTGTCTTAACATAATTATGACATCCTTCCCAAAACTTGCTGTTGATCCTAGTAAATAAAAATTCTTTGGGGGATTGCTCAAATAGAGCAAGAGCTTCCTCACTGTTTCTAATACTATATTTTGTGAGACGGTTATTGATGATCTCAAGAGCCGTCGTTTTTCCGAGACCAGGCTCGGAAGTGAGAAACAAACTAACAGGTTCAACACGATAGTTTATTCCACTCGTGTCCATCTTGTCAATCTCAATCTTGATCTTGTGAATCCTTGGAATGAAATCTCTAAGAAGATCTGACACTGCACGCTTCTTTGCGTACTTTTCTCTCAATGCGACGGAGAGATTGTAAAGAGCTGTCACTTCAGACTTGTTGCTCTGTGTGGGCATAATTTCTTGACCCAACATAATTGAGCATCTCTTGGCAAACTCGTCAACGTCATCGTATCCTGAACAATACTGTGACAAATCTGATTTCCACCATCCCATTTTCTTGGACAACTTTTCCCACCACTCCGAGGTCTTGGTAAACACAAAGAGCAGCTTGTTTGCCTGGGTGGCAAGTGGATCATCATCCGTGAAGACATCGAACAACGAATCCAACGGATCGTTCATTTCGAATCTCTTGATGTTGAGAACAGGCCTCATCAGATCGACGAAGTCCTTAGCACTTTCAGAGAACCCACCCTGCAAGTGGACGTCATCTTCTGGAAATTCCAAATTTCTGACTTGTTGCAGAGGGGCCATGGGGACTACAGGAACAGTCGGTGCAGATGCCCAGGCCACGAACTTGTTGACGAGGGTGATGGCTGCTTGGGTCCCATAGAATCCAATGAGGACTTGAGCAATAACCACAAAAATCTTGGCTATCCATCCTCTAAGGCGGTAGGCAACCACAATACCAAGAGCTATAGGCAAGATCTTAGTGGTCAAAGCAACCATAACATCTTGGAAAGTGATGCCTCTAAACTTTTCAAACATTGAAGAAAACATAGTAGTGGCTTCTTTAGCAGTGCCACCAACAGTCTCAATCGTGTCTGAGAGTTCAGTCGTTATTTTCTGCATGTTCTCAGCAGTCATCTCGACATTAGAGCCGAAACGACTAAATCTTGTGAAAACATTGCCGATGGACCTGAAAAGTCCTGGAGGAGCCTCAAAAGCATCGACCATTTCTTCTTCCTCATCATCCTCTAGGACGGTCTGAGTGGGGTCAGGGATCCCAATAGTTTCGGTCTTTCTGGCCTGGAAGTCAACTGGGTCTGAGAAAAACTCAGTGTACTTTTCAGCCCACGACTCCAAAACGTGATCAATTGCTTCCAAGATAGCAACGGG